CTGTAGTTGGCGACGACGGATATTCCTTTGCGGGATACCCTAAAGATTTCAACTGGTCAATTCTTGAGGGCAACAACGTTGTGATGCACAACGCATCGTTCGACGAATCGCTCTACCTTTACGGGGTTGAACAAGGATGGTATCCCAAAGTGGATTTTAACTGCCACTGCACGGCAGATATGGTAGCCTTCCTCGGCCTCCCAAGATCACTTAAGAACGCAACCGCTGCTGTCTTCGGGACTGAAATCACGAAGACAACCCGTGACAATATGAAGGGCAAACAGTGGAGCAGCATGACTGAGGACTTCAAGAAAGAGGTCACCGAGTATGCCATCAAGGATGCTGAGCTTTGCCTTAAACTGTGGCAGGAACTGTCGCATCGGTGGCCGGAGACCGAACGTAATATCAGTCATGTGAACCGTAAAGTGGGTCAGCGTGGACTCCCTATTGACACCGAGCTCTTGCAGAAGAACCTGAGTCAAATCAAAACAGAACTATTTGAAGCAGAGCAAAGCATCCCGTGGATTGGTGACTACACCCCCTTGTCCCGCAAAGCGTTTAATGAGCAATGCCGCAAGCAAGGAATCACGCCACCATCCTCGCTCGCTCAAGATAGCGAAGAGGCGGATGCGTGGTTTGCTGCACACCAACAGGCGTGTCCTTGGGCGCGTGCTGTTCAAAGCTATCGCCGGATCAACGCCTTCCTCCGCAAGCTTGAAGCTTTCGATGCCGGAACTATGCCCGACGGTCGCTATTACGGTGGGCTTATGTATTGCGGGGCGAACCCCACGGCTCGCTTCAGCGGTAGTGGCGGTAACCTGAACCTGCAAAACCTACCGAGAGACGCTATGTTCGGGGTCAACTTCCGACACATGATTAAACCAAAGGACGGATACAAGCTCATCGTAGTTGACTTATCGCAGATCGAAGTCCGCACTCTCTGCTGGCTTGCCAAAGACACTAAAGCCCTAAACCTTATTCGGGAGTCCGATGACATCTACCATGCATTCGGTGTGTTGTTGGGTCTGCATGATCCAGCCAACGGCCAACTTAAGGACTACGATAAGGCTCTACGGCACAAGGTGAAGTCAATCGTCTTAGGCTGCGGATACGGAATGGGGCCTAATAAGTTCTCCGCATTCAGCAATATGCCAATGGCCGAAGCAGAGGTTGCCGTTAAGACGTACCGCGATAAGATGTCCACCGTTGTCAAATACTGGCGCAGTCTGGATCAGGATATGGTTATGGCCTATAATCTTGAAGAGCCTTTTGGTTTGGGTCTTCCGTCTGGCCGCTCCATGCAATACGGCAAGCTTAAGCGGATGAAGGAGACGGGCGGAATGAATCGCTTCCGATACATTGGCAAACTAGTTCGCAACGGCCAGATGCGGGACTTCGCCCTGTGGGGCGGCATCTTAACGGAAAACATGTCCCAAGGATTAGCCAGAGATATTTTCTCAGACATGATGATTCGGGTTGACGCTGCTGGCTATCCTGTAATTCTGCACGTTCATGACGAAATGGTCTGCGAGGTTCCTGAGGAGCACGCAGAGCAAGCCCTTTTCGACATCCTTAAAATCATGCACACAGCACCGTCATGGATTCCTGACATTCCTGTTGCCGCTGAAGGAGAAATCTTAGACCTCTACTCCAAATGAAATACCGCTACCTCAAAAACAACCGCGCCGTCGTTACGGCGGCAACTGATGACCTATCAACCCTTACGCATACATGCCCGACATTCGCGAATAAAGCGGAATACCGAGAGTGGTGTGCTAAGGATTCAACAGACCACTGCTTCTATTCAATGGCTGAAGGCGACTCCCCAAACGCTAGGATTAGCACAGAGAATCCCGTCAACAAGATCCACGGCTTTGTCGCGGACTTTGATGACGTTCCTGTGGATTGGGATACCATCGATCAAGTGCTTAAGACTCGATGCGACGGGTCACCCATGCCAACATGGAGGTCCAAAACCTATTCCGGTTTCGTGCGCCTTGTGTGGGAGTTCGACTCACCGCTTCCTATCGCGCCAGATATTGCGCCCGCTTTCCTGAAGCGGTTGTGTGATGCCTTGAAAGCTTCGATGCTTTTAGGTGGTTTTGATAAGACAAGCCTCAAGCCGTCTCAGTACTTTGAGATTGGGACTAATTGGACTAAAATCGGGGATCAAATCCCTATTAACTTTGCCCGAACAATCCTACTTAAAGCCGCAAACGATACGCCGATCAGAACATCGGATACGAATGTTCCGCTTGATGAGATCGCTGCTGAAGTCTTACGTAAATTCCCGAACAGATGGAAGGGTGACTTTGTAGTTGGGGCAAGGGGTCCACTGTTCTGGATTGACGACGGCATTGACCGTGACGGCTGTCAGGTTAGGGAAGACGGCATGATCTGCTATTCTGACCGCGCAGGAAAGGGGTTTGCGTCGTGGCGCGAAATCCTAGGCAAGAAGTTCCTAGACCAGTTTGAGGAGAAGAAGCTCTCCCACCTTATTAATCAATACTGGTTTAATGGTAAGAGCTATTACAAACTCCTTGATGGCGGTCCGGTAGCCATCCCAAAAGACCAGCTTATTCTGGAGCTACGGAAGGCTGGTTTCTGCCCTAAGATGAAGAAGAACCAGACGATCACTGAGATTGAGCAGGCTATCCTCTCTATCTCAAACGATTGCCGTGTCGAGGAGGTTGCACCCGTTGTGTTCTCAAAGGACCGTGTAGTCTGTTTCAACGGACGCAAGATTCTTAATAGCTGTAGGGCTGTTCCAGTCCAACCTGCGGACAATGGAGATCCAGTTAATTGGCCGTGGATTCACCAGTTCATGATTCCTTTCTTCGCGGATGATGACAATGGCAACTCGACGCTACCTTACTTCCTTGCATGGTATCAGCGACTCTATCTAGCTATCCTTAACCATCGGCTCGATCAAGGGCAACTGTTTATCTTGTTGGGCCCAACGGGACACGGCAAGACGCTATTGACCAACAAGATCATTGGCGCATCAGTCGGCGGGTTTAGTGATGCTTCGGATTACTTGTCGGGCAGAACAAACTTCAACCGCGATCTTTGTGGCTCTGCTGCTTGGGTTATCGACGACCAAACCGCAGCGGCAACCTATGCAGATCAACGTAAGTTCGTGGAGCTTACGAAGCGTTGTGTAGCTAATCCACGGCTTGAGTATCATGCTAAGTATGCTGACGCTATCCCACTTCCGTGGTCCGGTAGGGTTATGATGTCCCTTAACCTCGACGCGAACTCTCTCGCTGCGCTGCCATCATTGGACAGCAGCAACCGAGATAAGATTATTGCGTTGCGTATTAGTGGCGGGCATAAGGTTAAGTTTGGGTCAAACGACTTTGTCGAAAGCACAATCACTACAGAACTCCCCTACTTCCTTAAGTGGCTTATTGATTGGAAAGCTCCGCTTGAAGTTAAGGACTCAAGTCGCTTCGGGGTCAAAACATACATCGACTCGTTTATTGAAGCAGCAGCCTATGACAATAGCTCACGTTCAGCAATTGCTGAAATGGTGGAGTTCTTTGCTAAGAAGGTCCGCGAGCATATTGACAGACCAAAATGGCGGGGCACTCTTACTGAGTTCACCGTCGTCCTGCACGAATCAAATGGCGGTCGCAGCGTGGGCAACAGCAACAACCTTGAGTTTGTGCGTAGAGGCATGACGGTCCTTGAGGAAGTCAGCAAGCACAACAAAGGAATTCGACCCGTCCGAAGCAGGGGTGACGGTGGCGGTAAAGTATGGGAGATCGATCTGTCTAAGGACTTCGATATTGATAAAGGCGACGACTTCTAAATCGCAATACGCTTCTTCGTCAACTTAAGGGTTGGCGGATATAGCTCCGAGATTGGCAACGTGAACTCATCAGCAAAGGAAAGTTTTCCATCGCTGGGGTCCACGTTGCCTTTTGGCAGGAATACTGCACGCTCAATAAACTCACGGGCGGGCATCCAGCCGATAATAGTAGCCAAAGTCATTTGTTGGTTACACCTAACGAAATAGTAAACATTACATTTGCTACACAGCTTTTCCTTATTGGCCTCGCTACCGTATACACGGGCAACATAATGCGGTTCAGGAACGGCTGCGGCCTTTGTGGTCTTTACATCAATAGTTATTTTGTTGGGCAGCACAATATCGCAAGCTGGATTATCAACCCCGACACGCTCCCCGCCAATAAGCTCTTGCACAAGGATTTCACCCATCATGCCAATCTCATTGCCTGCTCCTCTTGTAATTGACTTATACAAGACCCCCATTTGTTTAGCCTCAAGACGCGCCTGTTTACGGTTCGCGTCCGAGGGTGTAATGACTTTCATTAGTAAAGTTGGTACAGGCGACTTTGTGATCCGGTTCCATACGGATCAATGTTAAGTCGCGGGATAGCCGCCCCCCTACTGGAGTTGGCTTCCTCTTCCATCAAAAGCATACACTGACCCCAATGGTATTGAGCACGCTCAATGTCAGCGTTGTCTTCCATGAGCCTACCTAAAAGCCCTTGTTTGATTGCGCCGATATTGCCTACGTGCACAATTTGATTATCATTATACAGGGGCCGGAAAGCCCGCTTGCAGAGCACATGCACTACGGTCTGACCATCGGTAGCTCCATTGATTCTGAATCGGCGGTAGCGGGTTACGCCACTGTCCGGTCCGACTGTTGCAATAGTAGTGTCGCCGTCTAAAGCTGTTGTGCGAAGGTCAAAAGATCCGGTCAGGTTGTCATACCTAATGCTCACAATGCCTGTAACGGGTGTACTAAAATTGATACGGTAAGGGGTTGTAAGCAAAGCTCCGGTATAAAACTGGTCACCATCACTGCCAACAACCTCGATTGCGTTGCCGTCGTCTGGTGAAAAAGTATGGGTGATACCGGAGCCGGATGCGGATTCGATATACAAGTTCGCTGTGGCCGCAGCAAAAAGTTGTTTGGTAGGGGTGTAGCCAGCGTCAATCAAACCCCATTGGGTAGTGGCGTTATTGGACAAGTTGCCAATGCCCACAGATTTAAAGTCATGCCACAAAGAACGAACGGGAACAGGAAACCCGTCAACCATTGTATGCAATACGGAATCGGCATCCTCTGGAAGTGTGACGCACCCATCGACTACGGGCAGACTATACTGAACAGTAAGGTCACGGTAAATCCCCATGTTGTAAATACGGGAAAGCACTTGGTTTAGGCTGAACTTAAAGTCACCGTCAGGCTCAACGTATGTGTTGAGCATCGGCGCAAGTTGGCTAAGGGTATAGGCAGGCATTGGTTCTTTTTGTTAAAGGCGAATGTACAAGGAGGAAAACAAAGAGTCAAGGGTAAAGGCTTGGGGGTGCGGCGGCAGTTTAAATTAAAGCGAGGCTCCGGTGTCGGCGTCCCAAGCGGGCGTGCCGTCGGACTTGGCATAAGGCCACCACTCGGTGACGGTCAGCTTTGGCGACGAGGTCAATACCACGGAGTAGTCAGGAATGGCCACCCTGATGGGTATCACCAACGTGCTGGAGGACAAGACGACTTCCGCTGACCCGTTGCTGGCCTCCGATCCGAACATGGAGGTGAAGTCGTACGTGTTTGAGATGTTCCTCCAACTGATCCCGGGGTAAAGCGTAGCTGCCGGATCAAAAGGCGAGTCAGCTCCGACAAATGCGACCTGCGGATTAAAAACAAAATCGGACGTGTCTCCATCATACCAAGTCTCATCATTCATGGGGTCATCCTCAAAATATGTACGCTCCTCTGTCACGCGATAAGGCCCATAGGCACTCGGGGCAGACACATTGTAGGAGCCGCTATTTTCGGCGTAGTGGTTAGCCCCTACTTGAGTGTGAGGGGAGTATGCTGATGGCTGTAAATACTGAAATGGTTGATCAATATCTACGAGATTAACAACTCCTGTATCCGGCCACATGCAAAACTCGTCCTCCGCGTCATGGTAATCACCAAAATACGACGAATATTCATCTGTATAAACAGGACCACAATGGTGCTTAAGCCACCCTTCGTTCGTTGAGGTTGAAGAGAACGTATGTCCACGACGAATCGTTTGCGCCCACCCGCCTCCATTATACTGCTCTTGTTGGAAGTTGTGGGCCGGTGGCGAACTCGCGTTGAACATACCGGTATATCTTATCCTAAGAGCCTCAGTTGCGTACTCCGCAGTGTATTCGCCGCCAGAGATTATCGTGTTTCTCACCCGGTAGAAAATCTCCGCGATCTGGTCGAGGGTCGCCGGGACCGGATACGCAGTGCCGGGGCCACATGCGACCTTGCCCGTGGATGGAGTTCCAGTCGTCAGCTCCCC